CTATACACCAATAGTTAGTATGTATCCTGTCCAAGACAGGGTTAGTTTGAGGTCTAGCGATTCAATAAAACCTCACATAATTTATTAATAATAAAATAGGAGAAAAACAAATGGCAATACTTGAAGGAATGTGTGAGTGGGCGGCAGTTAAAGTGCCTAACACAACATTTACACCTGAATATCAGATCACTTTAGTGCTTGATGATAAGACTGCGGACGACTTTATTAGTCGTGGCTTTAGAGTCAAAGATGTAGAGGGTGTTAAAAAGATTATGTTCAAAAGAAAAGTTGAGCGTAAGGACGGTACACTAAATGCAGTACCAAAGTTATTGAACGCTAGCAAAGAACCACTAGACATATCTGTCGGGAATGGATCCAAAGTTAGAGTACAATACAGAGAGTGGGAAACTACCAATCAGTATGGAGATTTCAAAGGACTTGATCTTCAGGCTGTACAGGTACTTGACCTTATTGAGTACACAGGTTCTGATGGTAGCGAATTAGAATCTATTGATGATGATGATCTGGAGTTTTAATTATGACTAATGAAAATGTAAAACCTTCAATAACTATTGCAGGTGTGCAGATAAACGTAGAGGACTTGCCCGAAGAAGGACAAGGATTTTTCGGTAGACTGCAACGATTGACCCAAAAGAAAGCACACCTAACTTTAGACTTAGAAGAGTTACAAGCAGGTATTAATTTCTTTTCTGATCGCATCGTTGCTATTGTAAATGGGGCGGAGCCACAAGCATCCGAAGATGATGTTGAAGTTGTGGACGAAGAACTATCGGAGTCTAACGACTCAGACTAGTGTGCCTAACAAGTTGCTAGACCTTGTAAAAACTAGCACAGTTTTAATAACGTGAGGAAATCAATATGGCTTTTGTAGAATATAAATTACCATGCCCTGAGTGTGGTGGTAGTGACCCAGTAGCAAAGAATACAGATGGCTCGGCTAAATGTTTTAGTTGTGACACCTACTTTCTTAACTACGAGGGAGCAACCAAGGGCAAGACAATGCCAACAAAGAAACAAGAAACAATAAAACCAATAGAGAATCCGCATGGTGCAGATTACTCTGCTCTAACAGACCGAAGGATATCAGAAGCGACTGCTAAAAAGTATAGCGTCAAGTGTGTCCTTAGTTCTAGTGGAGAAATTGTTCAGCATCTTTACCCCTACTTCAATGGTCATGAGCTTACTGCCACTAAGGTTAGATATGTTAGGGATAAAAACTTTTCTGTTATGGGTAGCTTTAACGGGACAGGTTTATTTGGGGAGCAGCTCTTTCAGAAAGGTAAGTACGTTACCATAACCGAAGGGGAATGTGATGCAATGGCTTGCTATGAATTAATGGGTAGCAAGTGGGCATCAGTATCAATCAAGCGTGGCTCAAGTGGAGCAGTTAAAGATATCAAAGAAAGCTTAGAGTTCCTTGAAAGTTTTGATAATGTTGTTATCTGTTTTGATAGTGACAAGCAGGGTAAGGAAGCCGCAAAGAAAGTTGCAATGTTATTCCAACCTAGTAAAGCAAAGATTATGTCTTTACCTAATGGGTTTAAAGATGCTAATGATATGCTTCGTCAGAACAAACATAAAGAATTTGTTGAGGCTTGGTGGTCAGCTAAAACTTATACTCCTAGTGGAGTTATAAATGTATCAGAATCAAAAGGAGATTTCTTTAATCGAGAGAAGAAAGAAAGTGTCCCTTATCCTTGGAAAGGTTTGAATGATAAACTGTTTGGGATGAGACAGGGAGAGCTACTAACCTTAACAGGTGGTACAGGACTAGGTAAGTCTTCAGTAACGAGAGAGCTTGAGCATTGGTTGATTAAAGAAACTACAGGTAACGTAGGTATCATAGCTCTTGAAGAAGATTGGAGAAGGACTGTTGATGGTATCTTATCCATCGAAGCTAACGCTAGACTATACAGTGATCAAGAGCGAGATCAATACTCACCAGAAGAGATTGACAAATTCTTTGACATCCTGTATGATGGGGAGAATAAGAATAGAGTATGGGTTCATGCTCACTTCGGAACGAATAGTATAGATGAAATATTTAATAAGATTAGGTTCATGATCATAGCATGTGATTGTCATTGGATAGTAGTAGATCACTTACATATGTTAGTGTCTTCATTATCCGAAGGGGATGAAAGAAGGTCTATAGATAATATCATGACCAGACTTAGAAGTATTGTAGAAGAAACTAATGTTGGTATGATATTAGTATCTCACTTACGTAGGGTAGATGGTAATAAAGGACACGAGAACGGAGTGGAGGTTAGTCTTTCACACTTAAGAGGTTCACAAAGTATCGCACAGTTAAGCGATTGTGTTATTGCACTTGAACGTAATCAACAATCAGAGGATGAAGAAGAATCTAATACGACTAGAGTGAGAGTATTAAAGTCTAGGTACACAGGTGATGTGGGTCTTGCATCTCACTTACGTTACGATAGAGAAACTGGCAGGCTAAGGGAAGTACCTAAAGAACAGTTTGAAGAAGATGATAATGAACTCTTGGAGTTATAGATATGGATTTAGTATTTGACATAGAGACAGACGACCTTAAGGCTACCAAGATACATTGTATTGTAGCACAGGACGCTGACTCCAAAGAGACATACAAGTTTCCTCCTGATAAATTAGAGGAAGGATATAAGTTTCTTGAGAAAGCTGATAGACTTATTGGACATAATATTATAGGGTTTGATATCCCTGTATTAGAAAGGCTAGGCGGTATAAAGTTATCTCATAAACCTGTTGTTGATACTCTTGTTATGTCAAGACTATTCAATCCTGTACGTGAAGGAGGACACAGCTTAGAGAAGTGGGGTTTTCGTTTAGGTTTTAAGAAGATAGAGTTTGATGATTACTTAAACTATTCTAAGGATATGTTAGAGTATTGTGTACGTGATGTACATCTCAATACAGTTTTGTTTCATCACTTACGTAAAGAAGGAGCAGGTTTTAATAAGGAATGTGTCGCACTTGAGCAGACTGTTGCAGATATAATAAAGAAACAAGAGGACACAGGATTCCAATTTGATTTGCAGAAAGGGGAATTACTTTTAGCAGAGTTACGAGAGAAGATGCAACAAGCAGAGGATGAAGTTCATAAAGAATTTAAACCTAAGTTAGTTGACATCAGACAAGTAAATCCTAAACTTAAGAAGGATGGAACATTATCTAAGTCAGGATTAACCCCTGAAGAGTACGAAGAAAGATTACCTACAAATAATATTAAACCTTTTATGCGTAGGAAACTTCAAGACTTTAATCTTGGTTCACGTAAACAAGTTGGTGAGTACTTGATGGAGTTCGGTTGGAAGCCTAAGAAGTTTACACCTACAGGTCAGCCGATAGTAGATGAGACAACACTTGGTAAGATAGATAAGATACCCCAAGCAAAGCTCATAGCTTCATACTTTCTTTATCAGAAGCGTATTGCTCAGGTTGATTCTTGGATCAAAGCTTTAGACGAAGACAATAGAGTACATGGGTTTGTAATTCCTAACGGAACAATTACAGGTCGCATGTCTCATAGGAGTCCTAACATGGCTCAAGTTCCTAACATACACAGTCCATATGGGAATGAATGTAGGTCTTGTTGGATTGTTAAGGACGGATATAAATTAGTAGGTATAGATGCGAGTGGTTTAGAACTACGAATGCTTGCACACTACATGCAAAACGAGGAGTATGTAAATGAAATCATTAACGGAGATATACACACCGCTAATCAGAAAGCTGCAGGACTTGAATCAAGAGATCAGGCGAAGACATTCATATATGCACTCATATACGGAGCAGGAGATGCAAAGCTTGGGAGTGTGGTTGGAGGAAACAGAGAAAGTGGTAAGCGACTTAGAGAACAATTTCTTAATAATAACCCATCATTTAAATCTCTTAGAGATAAAGTACAAAGAGCGTCAGGCAAGCATTGGCTCAAAGGAATAGACGGACGCAAGCTTTTAATTCGCACACAGCACGCTGCTCTCAACACGTTATTGCAAGGTGGAGGTGCTATAGTTATGAAGCGTGGTCTTGCTATGCTAGATTCTTTAGTACGTTTAAACACCTTCGATGCTAAGTTTGTTGCGAACATACATGACGAATGGCAGATGGAAGTAAGAGAAGATATAGCAGAGAATGTAGGAGCACTAGCTGTTGAATGTATTATCAAAGCAGGAGAACATTATAACCTTCGCTGTCCGATGGATGGTCAATACAAAGTAGGAGACAACTGGAGTGAAAATCATTAATATAACTAAACAGAATATACAACAAGCACAGACTCTTGCTGAAGAAATGGGGCAATTAAAAAACTCTATAACAAAAGGACAAGGAAATATACATGGTTTTTTAGGAGAAATAATTGTATCTAAATTTTTAGATATAGAAATATCTAACACTTATGATTATGATATGATATTTAATAACATAAAAATAGATGTTAAAACTAAACGAGTAACTACACCTCCTAGAGATTATTACGAGTGTTCCGTTGCTAATCTTAATACTAAACAACGCTGTGATATCTATGTATTTACACGAATTTTAAAGGACATGACTCAAGGTTGGATATTAGGATATATAAATAAAGAAGACTATTTTAAAAAATCTACGTTCATGAAAAAAGGAGAAATAGACCCTTCTAATAACTGGAAAGTTTCAACTGACTGTTATAATCTTCCAATAAATAAATTAAATAATATAGAGGATTTAAATGACACACATTAACAATCCAAATAGAAAG